GTGGTTTGAAGAAGCAGGTAAGGCCGTAAAGGATTATATCGAAGAACTCGGAGAACATGCGGTATTTGACAATCCGTTTGCCGAAATGCACGAAGACACCGGAACAGATATGGGCGAGATTGCCATACGTGGTATTTTGGGAGGCGCGGCTTCTATTCCTGTTGAGATAGAACAGTGGAAAGTTGACGTTATTCCCATCATTGAAGAAACGGGAAAAATGTTTAGCAATGCAGGGAAGGCAGCGCAGGCAGCCGAAACCGCGATTACTACTTTCTTTAATAAGACCACGGGTTATAAATCGGATTATCCGGCACTTGGTAAATTGGAGAAAGTGCTTGAAGATATCAATTACTATTCGAGAAACACAAGCACACTCGATCTCGTACTTAAACCGGTGAAGACGATTCAGGAAACTATCGGTAATCCGGTAGAACTGGATATTATTATCAATAAACTGACAAAGCCATTCAAGGAATTACTCGGTATTGAGGATCCTATGACAGAGAGTGTAACTTTGCAGAAGGATCCAAAGAGCAAGACGGTGGCTGAAATCTTCGGTACGGCATTCGATGTGTTTGCTAAGCTGAAAGACAAGTCAAACGACAGTAAGACCGTGCAGGGAGTTTTCGGAACGGTTACAGATGTTGTGGCAAATCTTACCGGAAAGAATGCACAGAGCAAATCCTTTGAATCTATCTTCGGACGCACATTTGATGTTGTGGCAAAGCTCGCAGGAAAGAATGCGAGCAGTAAGACATACACAGGCATTTTTGGTTCAACCTTTGATGTAGTTGCTAAGCTGACAGGTAAGAACGCAAGCAGCAAAACGTATACGAGTATCTTTGGATCGACGTTCGACGTAGTAGCTAAACTTACCGGAAAGAATGCAAGCAGCAAGACGCTCACCGGAATCTTTGGAAACACGATCAATGTACTTGCAAATCTCGGAAAGGGTAAGGTTTCCGGTACAAGCACAACGGCGAGTCTGCCAGGTGTATTCGGAAATTCATTTGTTGCTTCTGCAAACATTAAAGCCGGTGTTGTACAGGGTACCAGCAAGACAGCATCCCTGAATAACCTCTTCGGATCAACCTTTACGGTTGTGGCTAATGTTGCGAAGCAGGCAAGCGGTCATGCAGCTGGCGGTGCTGTATCGGATACAGGAAAGATCACACGGTTTGCTTCTGGCGGAGCGATCTCAAACATGAGCCGAGAGATGTGGAATGCTACACCAAAGTATGCCGGTGGCGGAAGACATGGATCACTCTTTGTAGCAGGAGAAGCCGGACCGGAGATTGTAGGACACGTCAACGGAAGATCCGAGATCCTGAATAAGTCGCAGATGGCGCAGACCATGTATGCAGCTACCGTATCCGGTATAGCAACCGTGGTTCCGTATCTGGCTTCGATCAACGGAAAGATGCGCATGGAACCGCAGATTTCTCCTGAGCAGATCGAAGCGATGATTGAGACAGTCGGCCAGCGTGCAAACAGTATGTTCTATGGCGAAGAGTCCACGGATAAGATCGCAGACGGTGTACGCGAAGGTATCTATGACAGTATCGACAGACAGAATGAGCTGCTGCGTAGACAGAATGAACTATTACAGCAGATCGCAAACAAAGATATGACAGTCGAAGTAACGGCAAATTCCATTGTCAGAGCGTTATCTCAGAAGAACTGGCGTGACGGCAAGAGTGTAGTTACGCTGAACACATAGGAGGTGTGAGATGTTATACAACGATTACAATCCTATCGCTTCCATAGACGGGGTAGCCATCAAGGCTCCCTCCGTCTATAAGTGGAGTTTGCAGGACATATCGGCAGCGGACGCAGGACGTACGGAAGATACAAAGATGCATAAGCTCCGGATCGGGCAGTGTGTGAAGCTGGAACTGGAATGGTGGAACGTCTCGATCGAAGAAGCCGCGGATATATTAAAACGGTTTAATCCGGAATACTTTACCGTATGTTATCTCGATGCAATGACAGGGAAGTGGGAGACTTCTGAATTCTACGCAGGAGACAGACAGACACCGCTGTATAACTGCAAGAAAGGTATCTGGAAGAGTATCGGATTGAACATCATAGAAAGGTCAGGTGTGTAAATGTACGCAATAAACGATGAAATATTAGACCTTTTCAGAAAAGAATACAGACAAGTTGCGAGGATTACATATAAGTATTACTCGACTACTTATACGCTGACAGAAGCGGATATTTTACAGGGAGGTCTTACGATTGATCGTGCAGCCTTTTCCGGATCGGCTTTGGAGATTGGTGCAACGGTGGCAAGCCAGCTCAATCTCAAACTCTCGAAGCTTAACAGCACGATCTACACATCTCGCCTGGAACAGGCGTGGATCTTTGTAGAAGTCGGAATAAAGAAGTGGGATGCATATAACTGGGAAAATGCAACGGTAAACTGGATCCCGATGGGATATTTCAAAATTACCGATCTTCATGAGGATGAGAGAAGTATAACAATCACAGCCTTGGATCGGATGATTCTCTTTGATGATACGGTAAATACATCTCTCATATCACTTCCCATGAAAGCGAAGCCGCTTATCGCAAGAGTATGCGAAATCTGTGGTGTGGAGATGGAGCCGTTCAATCGTAACTGGTACACAAACGAACTGATCGACATTGAGGCTATCCCGGAGGGACTTACATACAGACAGGTATTGCAGGATCTCACGTTCCTGATCGGTGCTTATAACGCATATATCACACATGATGGAAAGTTGGCTTTCAAATCCTATGTGGATGAACAGGAATTATATATCGACAAAGATGAAGAATATAAGTTTGAGATCATCGATAAATATACGATCATAGGCATCACGTATGAACATCCAGGCAAAGACAGTATCACGGCCGTAACGGTATCCCCGGGAAATAAAAAGCACATCATAACGTACAAAGGAAATGGTGTGCTTCCGTACGATACATATTACGGGCCGGATGCGGCGCAGGTATACGATCAGTCCGGCAATTTGGTTTCCGGATTCGTATGGCCTCTGGCACAGAAATTCGGCGGAGAGGATTACTTCCCGTTCTCTGCCATAACGGTTCCTATGCCGCAGCTTGATGGTATGGATGTCATCCGCATGAAATATCTGAACGAAAGATATTACAGAGCCGTATATGCAGGACATTGCACGTTTACTCTGAACGGTAATACGAATATTGATTGCCTTGTAGATAAGCCCGAAAACAAATCATATCAGTACAATGCTCCTCCGAGTATCGTGCTGTAAACAAGAGAAAGGAGGTAAACTTCCATGGCTACTATTTTACGTGAGATTAACGTGGACGTGGCGCAGCTTAACCGCTTCCAGGCAATCGTAGCGAAGCAGTATGATAAGCAGTCCCGTTATCTCAAAGTACAGCTCCAGAATCTCGGTGAGAACATTTCCGCGGATCTGAATGCGACGGTAACGATCAATGCGAAACGGTCAGACGGACAGGCGCAGTCTTATGCAGGCGTGGTAAATCCGGACGGAACTGTAACTGTACCACTTACCTATTGGATGTTAGCGATAGACGGACCGGTGGTATGCGACATTTCAATTATTATCGGATCAGAGGTGATGCTTACCACAACGTCCTTTGAGTTACAGGTGCAGGTTGCGGCCGTGAGTAACATCGACATCCAGACGGACGAAGATTATCCGATCCTGCTCGAACTGATCGGAGAGGTACAGGAATGCAAGCAGGATGTACAGGAGATCACGGCTGAGTATGAGCAGTCGGCTGATAATATCAAAGATCTCTATGAAGCATCCATGGCTGCGTCCGTTGCTGAATTACAGGCTGTAATTGCAGACGCACAGCAGGTAATCGGTCCGTTCTACATTGTAGATACGGATAACAGTAAGAACTATTCGGCGGCTATTCAGATCGCGAACGGAAAACCGCGTCTGGTGTACGCCGAAGTTATTTCAACATAAGGAGGTAAAAAGTAGTGAGTAACGTATTCAATTTGATCTCGGAAGAGACCTACGTTGAAAAGATGGATACACTCAATGAGATTCTTGAAGGTATCCTCGTGGCACAGGGAGGAAGCGTAAGACCGACATCATGGAATGATGTGCAGCAGCTCGTCCGGACAGGTCTGCATAAACGGGTGTTCTCTATCGGTGATCAGCTGACCTGCCAGAAGGACGGTGCAACGCTGACCTTTGATGTAATCGGTATCGATCACGATACCCCTGCGGATCCGCAGTTTTCACACAGCATGACGCTCTGTCTGCATAACATCTTCCAGGGTGTACAGTTTGATCAGAAAGAGGCTTTCTACGCTGCGGCAACAGAGCTTCCGGCCGGCACGTATCATATCACGATCGGTGAGCATCCGTGGGTAGCTGCGGCAGTCGGTAAGACGTATCAGTTTACCCTGGCACACGCTCTCCCTGAGAATGGTCAGATCGTATTTAACAATACATACAACGCAGCCTTCTCTACGGTGAGCACTTATGCAACCGGAGTTGATACGACTGCGATCGAGACTGTATCCGTAACGGAAGGAAGCGGCGGTACCGGACTCGGTACGATCAATAATGCCGGAACTCCTGCGGATGGCATCAATTCCATCCAGAGAGCACTGCTCGGCAGCAACAATTACAAGGAGTCTGCTATCCGTCAGTGGCTTAATAGTAATAAGGCGGCAGGCAGTGTGTGGACGCAGATGACGAAGTTTGATCGCAGACCTGATTGGGCCGCAACCCTGAAAGGCTGGATGGCCGATATGGATTCGGATTTCCTGAATGTTATCGGAAAGACCACGATCAATGTATCGCGTAATACCGTAACCGATGGTGGCGGATATGATACGTTGAAGGACAAGTTCTTCCTGCTGTCTCGTGAAAATGTGTTTGCGGGACGTGAGATCAGTGGAGTAGACGAAGGCGGAGCTTATCCGTACTTCTCAAACTACTCTGATCATGGCTCTGCATCTACGGGAGCAGATACGAACCGTATCAAGTATAGCGGTTCTTCCGCAAGTTGGTGGTGGCTCCGCTCGCCTGACGCTGGCTACGCTAACATTCCTCGTGGCGTCGGCATTGGCGGTTACGTGTACAACTCCAGCGCGGTCTACGCTGGTGGCGCGGTCCCCGCCTGCAATGTTATCTAAAATCTATAATCCGCCCCGTCAGGGGCGGTATCCAAAAGGAGCAAGAGTATGTCAGTAGTTCTCACCAAAAGAGGAGAAGGAGAGTTAAAGGTAATCACGGAAACACGCAGACTTGCGACGCACACTATCCATATCTGCCAGAACGAGAAAGTATTTCCGAAACGGTACAGATGGTGTGTAACCGCAAAGATCATCGATAATGTTGTAGACATTGCGAAGTATGTAAATATCGCAAACAGTCTCAGAATCGACGATCCGGAGTCAGCAGTCCTTCGGAAGAATTATCAGAATACTGCACTCGCAATGACATACTCTCTGCTCACTTTGATGAACATAGCTTACGAGCTATTCCATATCCCCGGAGACAAAATGAATTATTGGACGGGACTTGTAATTAAAGTCCAGGATCTTATCCGCGGATGGAAGAAATCAGATAAAGACAGAATCAAGGGTTGACAGTTGTAATCCTTAGCCGCTCGCCTAACGCTGGCAACGCTAACAATCCTCGTAACGTCAACAATGACGGTAACGTGAACAACAACAACGCGATCAACGCTAATGGCGCGGTCCCCGACTGCAAGTACAGTCAGTTTGCAGTAAGCTCGACAGAGCCGAACCCCGTACGACTTTGCAGGGAACTGTCATCCCATCCTGAACAGGAGAAAACAGAACGTTGATGTGGCTGCCGTGCGCGGTAGTGCCACTATACACAACGACCTTTAATTATGGATTTAGAAGTAAAGAACAAGGTATGCGATTTTGATGCATTCTACAAATCAATGTGCCACTGCCGAAAGAATGTCATGTGGAAGGACAGTGTTGCGGGATATGTTAAGAACGGATTTCTGAACATTTATCGTACGCTGGAAGCTTTGGAAAACGATAGCTATCAGATTCAGCCGTATACGCTTTTCAAAGTCTATGAACCGAAAGAACGAGACATTGTATCTACCAGATTTCGCGACAGAGTATTTCAGCACGCTTTCTGCGAAGCATATTTTTACGAACAGATGACAAAAGGATTTATCTACGACAACGCGGCCTGCCTGAAAGGTAAAGGAAATGAGTTTTCACGAAAGCGGCTCATATGCCACATGCAGAAATATTGCAGGAAACATGGAACAGAAGGTTATGTGTTAAAGCTCGACTTAAAGAATTTCTTTGGAAGTACACCGCATAGCCTGGCATATGAAGCCGTAGCCGACAGAGTACCGGATGAATGGTCTCGAATGGTAGCAAAGCAGGTGATCGATTCTTTCAATCAGGGTCCGGATCCGGAAGTAGGAATGGGACTCGGATCGGAAATGACACAAATCATACAGCTTGCAGTCCTGGATAAACTGGATCATCTGATCAAAGAGAAGCTCCGTGTAAAGCACTACATTCGCTACAACGATGACATGATCCTGATACATGAGGATAAATCCACGTTGCAGCTCTATCTGGCAATTATAAAGGCGTGGCTTACAAATCGAGGCTTGAAAATCAACCAGAAGAAAACGCAGATCTTCCCACTAAGACAGGGCATCCGTTTTCTCGGTTATCGTTTCAAGCTGACAGATACCGGCAGAGTCATCATGACTGTGATGCCGGAGAAAATCTCTCACGAACGAAGAAAGTTAAGGAAACTTGTAAACAGAGCAAAGTCAGGAATCATGACAAAAGAACAAGTGAATCGGTGCTATGAGTCGTGGAGATCCGGAGCAGGTAATAAACACAGACCCGGAACACATGGAAAGAAAGCACATCGTAACACTCACGGTCTGATCCTTACTATGGATCAGTATTACAAAAACCTATGGAAGGAGTAAGAGTATGTTTGGATTCAAATCTACAAGAGATCTGCTGCTTGAAGAGCAGAGGAAGACACAGGCACTCAATGCGGAGCTGGCTCGCGCTACGGCCGACCTGCTCTATGTATCCATGATGACCGGGGTAGACCTGGATGATTATGGCACACCGGAAGAGGAGGTAGGAGAGAATGCATAGCAGATATTTCTATACCGTTAAGAAGATGTATGACTCGGGACTCTGGAAGATTAACCGGGTTAGGGATGCGGTAGAACAGGGATGGATCACCGCAGCGGAGTTTGAAGAGATTACAGGAATCCCTTACGAGGAGGTGTAACATGACGATTGACGTTTCCATTCTCATTTCCGGCGTATCGCTGCTGGTGGCAGGTATCGTGGCCATTGTATCCATACGTCGGGGAAATTCGAGTGTCGATAAGCAGGAAGCGTCGCAGATTACCACTCTGATCGTGAAGTTGGAAAATATCGCAGAAGGCGTGAATGAGATCAAGGCAGACATGCGTTCCATGAGGAATGACGTGCAGGAGTTGAGAGACAGAATGGTGATCGTGGAGCAGTCCACCAAATCGGCACATCACAGACTGGATACGATAGTAAACAAAGAAAGGAGTGATACCAATGATTAACTGGAAGGTAAGGATCAGAAATAAGAATTTCTGGCTGGCGTTCATCCCGGCTATTCTGATCATTGTTAAGCAGGCACTTGCCATCTTCGGTATTGAAATCGATCTCTCCGGTGTATCCGGTGCGGTCGTGAACATCATCGAGGAAGTCTTCCTCATCCTGGGCCTGATCGGGATCATTAACGATCCCACTACGGAAGGCCTCGGAGACAGCTACCGTGCTATGGGCTACGATAAGCCCTACGAAAAGGTATGATGCCGGACATAGAACGGACGGAAGAATCGGCGGTATCTTCGGATCCGCCGAGCTCCGTTCCGGAAGGTATTAAAGAAACCGCATTAGAATCGAAAAGCCAAAAGGTTAAGATTCAGAAAGGAGAAGTTATGACGGAACTGGAAAAAGTGATCAAAATGCATGAGCAGGAACAGGCCACCGGCTATACCTGCAAGAATAAAGATAACAAGTATGCACGCGATTTTGACGCGCATTATGACGATTGGAAGTGGTATAACACACGGAAGAATCCGGGAGATTACTGCACAATTTACTTTGACTGGATCTTCGTTCAGGCACTCGGCCTGGAAAGGGCTCGGAAGGTACTCAACCGCCCGCTGTATTCCTGCGGCGCAGGTGTACGGTGGTCGAGATCGTATTTGAAAGATCTGGGGCGTGTAGGTAACGAGCCCAAAGTCGGTTGTGCTGTGTATTTCGGCGAGCTTCCGTATCCGCATCATATCGGCTTTGTGTACAAGGTTACGGATAAGATGATCTACACGTATGAGGGCAACTGCTATGTATCTAATGGTGTTACGGGCATTAAGGCAAAGCAGTACTCACGTGATTATAAAGACATCCTCGACTATGGCTATCCGGTATACGATGAGGCTCCGGATCCCGGACCGAAGGAACTGGACGGATACAAAGTCGGAAATACTTACGAAGTGATGTATGATAACTTACAGATCCGCAAAGGACCGAGTACCAGCTATGACAGCGTAGGATCCTTCCAGACGGGAGATACTCTGATCTGTGCTGCACTCGCATCTGACGGATCAGGTAATACGTGGATCCAGCATAAGACAGGTTGGAGCTGCGCACATCAGGGCGATAAGAGATACATTGATGAGCCGAAGAAGATCGGATGGATCAAGGAAAACGGCAAATGGTATTTCTATGACAACGATGGAAACATGATGAAGTCCGCCTGGGAGAAGTATAAAGGTGAATGGTATTATCTTGGAGGTGACGGCGCAATGGTTACCGGATGGCAGACGATCGGCGGAGAGAAGTATTACTTCTATCCGGACGGTCATATGGCTGTCAGCGAATGGGTTGACGGACTCTATCTGGATCATGACGGCTGCCAGAGATACAAGAACAAAGGCAAGTGGAAGAAGAATAATAAGGGATGGTGGTTTGAGGACGAATCAGGCTGCTATCCGAAGGGAAGATCCGTGATGATCAACCGGATCGAGTATGAGTTTGATAAGGACGGATACCTTATCGAGAAATAGGTGATAAGCCCTTCGGGCTTTTCATAAACTGCTTCCTACGGGGACGGCCTCGTTTATCTTACGATAGGCGGGGCCGTTCTTTTAATGATTTTCTAACGCGTTCAAGGCGTTGGATGCGTTAAAAACAAAAGCACCGGGAGCAAGCTATTGGATTCCCGGTGCTCTATGTAATTAAGGGGCGAATCATTCGCATGAATGAATCGCACATATAGTATAGCACATTTCGAGATGATTTCAAATCCCTTCTTCGTGGCAAATTCGTGGCAAACTTTTCATAAAACGAGGTCGTTTCGATCTTTTCGACAAGCACTCATTTGCTCGTTTTTGCCATATTTTACAAGGGATTGTCATACTTTGCCACAGTTTGCTATTTTTCGACAATACTCTATCATGAGTATTGTAAACCGCGTAGATAAGCGGTCGGTTGGCTTATTCGTGGCAAATTCGTGGCAAATGTTATCCGAGGATGCGGATTCCTTTCAGGAATTCGTCATCCTTTTTCTGTTGTTTCTCTGTAACGTGATAGTAAACCGCTCGTGTTATATTACTGCCGGCGTGGCCGAGTCTCCGGGAGATCGCATCGAGACTGTATCCTGCTTCTGCAAGCATGGCCACATGCGTATGACGGAAGAGATGCGGGTGGAGCTTTGGATCGATCCGGTGCAGTACCTGGTAAAGCGTATTTTCTTTGAATGGGGATCCGTCCCTGGAAAAGAACAGGAGATTCGTGCGGACTCCCTGTGCCATCGTGTATAGGAGCCGCCACTCTTTATATTCTTTGATCAGCTCTGCAAGCTCTGGCTGTATGAAGATGGCCCGGTCGGATTCGACTGTCTTCGGCTTTGTGGTTACTCCTGCACAATAGCAGTAATTCTTATTGATCGTGATACGATCTTCTCCTATGTCTTCCATGGTGAGCGCAGACATCTCACCGACGCGCATCCCTGTTAGTACAAGGAACTTGGATGAGTAATAATAGATACCGGTTAAGTTATCAAAGAGTTGTTTGAGTTCATCATGTTCCAGGTAGAGACTCTTCGGGTCCTTCTTCTCTTTCGGGAGAGCATCATCGATCTGCTTTGTGAAGTCCTGCTCAATGTATCCGTACTTTACACACCAGCGCAGCATAGACTTTAAGTACCGGAGCTTCCGTACCATCACCGGCCTGCCATCCTCCATCACTTTTCTGTTGATCATCTGGGCGGAGAGTGAGCGCAGCTTCACATCTCCGATCAGCTCCGCAAGGATGCGAAGGGCGCTTCCGGCATGGATAGCCGTTGCCGGCCGGATTCCTGGGCGCTTCAAGTAAAGCTCTACGGCCTCATTTAGGCGCATTTCGCACTGCGGTCGGTCAATCTGTCCTATCTTCTCCTGCAAGGCAGCCATGGCCTTCTTACGGGCCGCAGGCGTGTCCCTATTAATCGGTACGGAGATACGCTTTGTCTTTCCATCTACTTCTACACGTTCTACAAGACGAAGGTATCCATTATTCTTTTCTACCCATGCCATAGAATCCCTCCTTTATTTGAATTTTCTTCGCAGCTCAACGACTACGCCAACGATCCTGAAGTCAGTGCGGCCGGTTACGTCTATATCGTCAAAAGCTGGATTGTTAGAGCGAAGCAAGGTTACGTTGCCATATACCAGGAGCCGCTTACATACCGCATCGTCTCCGTTTATGGTGGCTATGATCGTATCTCCGTTTTCTGCATCCGGCTGCTTATGTACGATCACAACATCACCGTCGCAGATGTTCGGGACCATGCTGTCTCCTTTGATTTTCAGGCCGAACAGATCACCGATAGAGGACAGGCGTTCGTCTACCTCCTCATAATCTATGATCTCTTCGATCGCGTCGATCGGGATCCCTGCTGCGACTCTTCCGAGAACAGGGATACAAACAACGCTATCTCTATTTCTGGTCGGTTCCATCGAAACGTCATCTGCACCCATAAGCCACGCTTCATTAACATGAAGAGCCTGTGCCAAAATAAATATTGTATTTTGCTTTGGTATGTATTTTCCGGATAAATAGCAGCTCATTGAACCCTTGTTTATTCCAGTTTTACGAATCAGATCTGCCTGCTTTAAGCCTCGGATAGATAAAGCCTTATGAAGTCTGTTTGCAATAGTATCCATCATGCCACCCCCTATTCGTATATGTGTATTCATACAATATCATAAAAGTTCAGAAAATACAACATTTTGTAAAAGTTAGTGAAAAAAAGTTTAAGAAAACTAAACTTTTCTCTTGACATGGATTTTTCGTGGTGTTAAGATTACATCGTAGTTTAGAAATGCTAAACGAAAGGAGGCGGCAGAAATGGTCTGGGATTATTCAAAATTAAGCGGACGTATTCGTGAAATATGTGGAACGCAGGACGCGTTTGCAGCGAAGCTCGGTATCAGCCGAGTCTCATTAAGCTTGAAAATGAACAGTAAATCAGAGTTTACGCAGGACGAGATGTTCAAATCGTGCGACATTCTCTCCATTCCATATGCGGAATTATCTGATTATTTTTTTTCGGCAAAAGGTTTAGATATGCTAAACGGAACGGGGTGATCGGATGTATGTATCGGCTCAAATGCTGGCAGAAGAAGTCGGCATAAGTAAGTACACGGTCGAACGACACGTGAGGAAGATTGAGGCGCAGGGATTGCAGATCCGGAAGGCTGCCGGACGGCCGCGGCAGATCAACCGGGAAATGTTCCTTAAATATCTGTATGGTGAATGGGGGTATCGGCATGAAGAAGGTCTATAAGATCACAATGGCAGTAAGTCTGATCCTGCTTCTCGGGATCTGCGGAGGGGTAGATCAGAACCTGATCGGGTTTAAGGCCGGATGCTGGCTCGCCGGTATCTGCTCGCTGACCCTGATAGGAAGCATGAAGCTGATTGAAGCAGCTGAAAGGAGAGAAGGAGAAGAAGTATGAACAGACAGCTGATCGTTTATGAGAACAAGGTAAAGTGCCGGAAGCTGGCACAATGTAACGCGAGCGACATGGTAAGCGTCGGAGATCGTATCAAGGTAGAGAAGGACGAAGGCGAAGTGCTTTCTGTCCTTACCATTTACGATTCAGATGCAGAATACGTCGAATTGATCCGAAGTATCACAAAAACAGATAAGATCCCGTGGGTGAGTGAGCTCTGGAAGAGATGCAGCCTCGGTATGGGTGAAATTAACGAGCTTAAAGCCGGAGACACAGGAAAGTGGAAAGGCTTTGATTGGATCGTTCTGGATCCGGATTATCACGGCGGCGTGCTTTTACTGATGAAGGAACCGTGGAAGGTTACACCGTTTAATGACACTTGGAATGCGGACTGGAAAACCTCTACACTCCGCAAGGATATGATAGAAAACCTGCTTCCGATCCTGGGAGATGAGAATCTTATCGTACACCAAACAGACCTCTCTTGCGACAACGGAGACAAGACACTCGGTACCTGCGAAGACAAGGTTTTCATCCTGTCCTGTGATGAGTACAGGAAGTATCGGGAATATATACCGCTCTTTGATGACGGTATGTGGACGTGCACTGCATCCTGGGTCGAGGATGATCCTGACTCGCCTTACGCTGGCAACGCTTTCATTCCTCGTATCGTCCACGGTGACGGTGGCGTGAACGGCCACTACGCGATCTACGCTGGTGGCGCGGTCCCCGCCTGCATTTGTTATCCTTCCATCCTGAATCTGCCGCGTCAGCGGCAGGAGGAGAATGCCGATGAGTAGTAACAGAGAAGATGGAATCCGCTTTGAAGGTGAACTCTGTCAGATCCTTTTTGAGCATGACTTCTGGGCACATAACCTTGCTCAGAATCGGGCAGGACAGCCGGCAGACGTGATCGCAGTAAGAGGAGATAAGGCATATCTGATCGACTGCAAGAGCTGCTTCCATGATCGCTTCCATCTGTCCCGGATCGAGTTTAACCAGGAATCCAGCATG